TGCAGAAATTGGACTGGAAGATTTAAATTCCATTTCTGAAAATTGGGAATATAGTCACGACGATTCTACTCCGGGTAATCCCAGCAGGGTGGCATTTAGATTAAAAAAGTCCTATTCTTCGGTAGTACCGCAATTATTTTTTAGAGCTAGAGATTTATCTAATAATCTTTTCGTTCAAAGCAACACCGTCGCAGATTCAGGCTTATTTGAGTACAGTGTTGACGGCGGAGTAAACTGGTTAGCTCTAGGAACTATTCCTAATACTGTAGGTACCTTAATTAGATACACTTTTGCAGTACCTCCAGGAGTTGATGTAAGACCTAGTATCGGAGAGCAATAATGCCCAATTTTCTAATCAATAACAATTTCTATATACCAACGGCTAATCCTGCCACTCCGGTAATTACCGCTCCTATATATGAATCTAGAGCTGTATTTTCTATAAATGCAGCTAATCAACTTCAAGGAACTATTTGGGTAGTTAAAAACGGAGTGCAACTAGCTTCTAATTTAGGCACGGCCAGTTATATTATCAGAGATAAAGACGGTAACACCATAGGTATCTCCGAGTCAGGTATAATTGCTGATGGAAATGGGCTATATCACATAACTCCAGTTTTAGCAACTCCCATTCAAGATCTAACTCACTACACTGTCGAGCTTCTAGTTTCTGCTGAAAGTCAAAATAGACGAGGTGTAGTAGCTATAACTTTAGGTGAATAATGGCAACTAGAAGAATTAAAAGCACGCTAAATAATCACTATGTTCAACCATTGAAATTTTGCACCCAAAATCCACTAGTGCTAACACCTTCGGCTTATTACAACAGCGTACTTCTAACTAAAAAACATAGAAGTTGCGCCCTACAGTTTAACGATCAAGATCTTGTAGTCTGGGCGAAATTTAAAACTGTTGATTTTGATGGAATTAACCTTATAGCCTTTATAAATAAAAATGACAAGAAAAAACAGATAGGCTCTTGTAGATTTAAAGTGTATTCTATAAGCACCGACGATAATTGGGATGAAACTTTAATATTCGACAGTACTATAATATCTCCTGGGCCTTCTGCAAAATTGCATGTACCTCAAGTAGATTTAGACCCGCTAGAACTTGACGGAGAATTTACAATGAGTGTAGAGGCGGAAATTGTTGTACGAAATAAATCGTACAAAAAGAAAATATATGTTAATCATTTAGGGGTGTATGACAGCATCTTCAGATTGAGGCAGGAAGTAGAATTCCTAGATATAACAAAGGTAGATGAGTAATGGAAAAACATGCTTGCATACTTAATAATACAATAGTTGAAATAGTAGAAATAGCAAACGAAAATCACTATAGAGAAGTGGCAGCTAAGTATCCTACCGTTCTTAAAATAGAACATTTAGTTCCACAACCACAAATCGGATGGGTTTTAAATGGAATTACTCTAGAGCCTGCTAGCTTGGAAAATTTAAGTCCAGAACAACTAGACGCATTTCAACAAACTGCACAAAGACAATTTGGACAAAAATTGCTGCCAGATCTTATAGATAAAATGGGATCTCGTAATTTGCGGCTAAGTAGACAATTTGGTAATATTGATGTAGCCTCCATTGCTAGTCAAATGGCCAGCATTAAATTACTATTAGAAACTGGAGCTTTAAAAACGGCAAGATCACTTTGCCTAATGATCGCACCGGGATTTCCACAACACGAAGACATTCTACAGTACGGCGCTAACAAAATAACAGAGTTCCTACAAATAAATGGATTTGATTAAAATGAAACTGTACTATGCGTTCTCTAAAAATAATAAAATAGGCTCTAAACTTATTAGATGGTTCAGTGGTCTACTGTTAAAAAAACTAGATAATATACCTTCACATGCCGCATTGATAGTTGAATGTGAGAATTTACTGATGGTATATGAATCTGCAGTATTTGTTGGAGTTCGTGTAGTACCTCTAGAATCGTGGTTAAATTTTAATGAAATTTGTTATGTGTTTCCAGAAGAAAAAGTTGAAAAAAATGTAGCTGAGATAATTGCGTCCTCTTGGAATAAAGGTTATGATTATCTAGGCGTACTATATTTTATTGTAGCTTTTGTAAATAAAAAAATGCTCAATATACCTTTTCCAGACCGAAACAAATGGTCTTCAGAGAATAGGTACTTTTGTACAGAAATAGTAGCTAAATTAACGGGGTACGACAAACACGAAATGGCAACTCCGGCTAAAATGTGTTATGATTTACTACAATTAAGAGGGGCTAAAAATGTCAACAAGTAAAATTGCAAAAAGTTTCAACCCTAAAAAAGCAGTGAACCCAGAATTTGGTAAAAAGTCTGCTGTAGTTGAAGCTATACAAAAACAAGAATTTGACAAATTAGATTTAGCCGTACGAATCATAACTGAAGAAATTCAAGCAGTAGCAGAATTGGTCAAGCAGCAAAACGAATCTATTAAGTTTTTATTTAAGAAACTAGACCAATTAGAATTAGCTATTCAAAAAAGTACTACCTACCAAAAACAGGTCGTCAGCTCTACAGAGCAAACTATCGTAAAAAAACTTGAAGAACTAAAAGTTGAGCCAGTAGAGCAAGTTGAAGTAAAAGTAGAAGAGCCCAAAAAAGGTTGGTTTAGGTAATTTATGAAAAAACAAACAGTAAAAAAACAAGAAGTTAAAAAACCAACTAAAAGTAAATACAGGCAAAATATTGAAGAAGTTTTAAGGGAGGTCGAACTCCTCAGCACGGAAGCAGAAAACTTTTTTGACACCATCGAGAAGAGATATTGCGATAAGGGTAAGGAAGATGGCGATAAATGAAGAAGAAGTTAAAATACGAGAAAGGTTAACCAGTCTTGAGACCAAGTTAACTTTTATACAATCTCTATTACAGGAGATCAGGGACGAACTTAAAGACCAACCAACAAAAGAAGAATTTCAAGCTTTAGAACTTAGGGTATCTTTTTTAGAGAAGACTCAAACATCTTTAGCGATTAAAGTTGGAGTAGGTTCAGGGTTAGTTGGAGTAATTGCAGGACTACTAATTAAATTCTTCATGGGGTAAATAATGGCACGAGTCATATCATCCGTGGCCGGTACTAGAACAGAACCTACCGATGGGTATAGTTTTGTTAAAGGTACTGTAGCTACATTTAAGATTATATTTGAAAATGACGGCCAACCAGTTAAAGTAGACCTAGGGTCGGCCAGAGCTAGAATCTTATCACCGTTTGACGAAGTAAATAACTTAACTCCACAAGTATTAGCAACTTTAGTTGGAGATTTCGTACCGGGACAAGAATTTGAATATAAGTTTGACTGGAACATCCCTGTAACAACAGTACCAATTGACAATTACATTATCAGTTATGGAGGCCTCTTAAACGGCCAAGAAATCCATTTTGGAGACGAGTATTTCACTGTTAAAGGTTTTGCAGGCAGTGTAGGAATTAAAACTCCAGCTTACGCTACAGTAGATGACGTAAGAAAACATAAATTTAATATCGACTCGTTTCTTCCTGAAGAATTTAGAAAAAGTTTAGTTGATCGGAATCAGTTAATTCAGGAACACTTAAGAAACGCTACTAGCAGGTTAAGAGAAGAATTAAATCTTAGTAAAGCTAGAGGTATGAGTGAAAATTATAGATTATTTGCTATTTACTATACTATTTGGAGTATTTTATTAGCAGCTCGTGGAGAAGATGGCAGCTCAGTAAGCCAAGAAAATCTTCAAACTTGGAGAGCTGAATGGGAAAGAATTCTATCACAAGAAAAACGTGAAGGAGTTTTCCAAGGTATTCCAGTAGGTCGTGGCTAACATTTAGGGGAAGTTATGGAAGTTAAAATGAAACATAACTTCTTTAGCGAAGCAGAGCTAATAAAAACTTTAAAAAAAGATGTTAAAGAAGCTGCTTTTTCTGGAGTAGATAAAGCAGCTATGGCGTCTTTATTACAATTAAGAAGTTCTTTATTAGAGCAAGTCAAACAGATGCAGGATAGATCATCTCAGACAGGCAGGCAGGTTAATCCTAATAACAAAAAACCCGATATGCCTAAATATAGAGTGGATATTATTTCTCACTTGTTTGGAAAAGACTACGCAGATTTAGAAATATTTAAGTCGTCTACAAAAAATAATTTTCCTACCGAATTTGGCAAGGGTTTTTACATAATCAACCAAGGTAGATTTGAGACTGCTATGCCTATTCAGGCCGGTTGGACACCGCAAGACTACAAAAGAGAATTTAGAAAGACTCTAGAAAACTCTTTGTTTGTGGACCCCTCTACCGGGCAGATATTTTTAATGGACCCTAGCGCATTTGACGGAGTCAAGTTTAAGTGTGAGTACAAAGGCCGAGACGAGGACCAAAGGTTAAACAACGCTATTAAAAATGGGGAAACTCATATTATAGTGAGTGCTTATAAGGCTAATTTTGAAAAAGCTATGAGCAAAGCCGTACCCGTAGGAACAGTAGCCGATATGATTTTAGAAGGTAAATTCGGCCAAGCTAAAGATATCCTGTCTAAATTATCCCACATACCGGCAGCTAAGTTGGCTTTAGAGAAGATAGATGATATTAAAAACGGAACGCTCACTGACGCAAGTGAAGATTTTGTAGCGTTAACAAATACCATTAAGTTAATAAAAAATATAAGAATAGAAAAAAAAGTTAGAAATAATACCATAGATTATTTACTAGTTAGTAGTTTTAATGAACAAGGAGCTAGTTTTGAGACGCTATTTCAACAATTACAATCTCAAATAAGTTTATGGCTAATTAACACACAAGAAAAGTTAGTTCAAGAAATTATAAAATCAATTACTGCGGCTATCGAAAAATACGGGAGTGCTAAATGAGTAGGACTATTTTTCTTGATATAGAAGAAGCTATTGCCCGAGAAGTACGAAGAATCACTTCTCAGGATTTTAGAACTATTGACAAAGTAGCTTTCAAAACCACTTACGACCCTTTTACGGGGGAGGAAGTTCAGCGCCCAATCGAACCTAGTTTCTATGATTCTAGCGCCGATGCTGCGGCCATCCACTACCCACACTTTTTCATTAAACTGCTAAGGTCTAGAGAAGACCGTTTTAGCGGCAGAGAAATACCTCTCTACGGTAGATATTGGATTACAAATAAAATCTACGGACCTAAAACATACGAAGTAATTACACAAGCTTCAGACGGTTTTATTAACGCCGTAGGCAATACTCTTACAACTGGAATTTTAAAAATTGCTCTAGTACTACCAGGACAATTGATAAGAATTTTAAATGGAAATAACAAAGGAACCTACACCGTAGATTCCGTAGTTAAAGACGCATTAGGAAACCATCAAATAAATGTATCAGATGTGCTGGTTAACACTCTCCCAGCCTTCCAATTCGACGCAACTACACGAGTAGCATTTTTTGCTCAAGCTGTAGACCTCAGTACAATAAAAGTCGGAGACCAATTTATAGATGCAGATTCCACCGTTTTCTCAATACTCTCGGTCGAGCCAGACAATGGCAAAATTGAGTTAGACGGAGTAGATCTACCTAATGTATCAGAAGGGGCTAGTGTAACTAGACTGGGAGACATATTCACTCAAGTTGACGCTACCGCACTATCTTTTCTAATTATGGACCCAAATAAACCTGTGTCTAAGTTAGGACAAGATTGCGGTATCGGCAGTGCGACGACTGTGGCGGCTAACCCCGAAGTGCCGCTAGATGCTTATTACTTAATAAGAATCGACTCCAAAACTAAAGAAAACCACACTATGATTCTTAATCGTATGTGGGAAGAATTTAACCCACCTAGGACGGCTTTGCCTGTTATTAGAAGGTCTGCTATTAGTGCAAGATCTGATATAATGGCAGACCTGACCATAGGAAATTCAGTAGTCTCAATCAAAAATGAAGATTGGGAAAACTTTAATTTGGGAGATAAAATCTATATCTATGATGATCTGAGTCCCAGCAAAAGATCAGATGGAGACGGGTTTGAAAGGCCTTTCGAGGCCAAAATTATAAGTAAACCAGCATTAGGGCAGTTGGAGTTAGATACCCCACTAGACAAAGAGTTTCTTTTGACTAGATGCCCTAAAGTAGTTAGTAATGCTGATTTCTTTATGTACATGTTTCACTTTGTAGACCATGTGACCAAAGATGTTGATGGAGCCCAATACTGGGTACACGAATTTACCTTTTGGGTACAATTCTGGATTGAGCGTCAAGGTACAGGTAAAGAAATTACTACTGTTACTGATGTTGGTTATACTTTAGAAGATAACGACCCAGATGTTGATGTAGACGATCAATATGTCTATGACGACATCGAATCTTTTTAACGGAGATATAAATGGCATTAAATACTAATATTGGACCAGAAAGAGTCCAAGTAATTGATGTACCCCTGGGCACAGTTCAGTTGCCCGGTGCGGCCACATCAGTTACTGCTTTTCTTATTAGTACCTCACAAGTTGGAGCGCCTGTAAACACGCCCACACGAGTTACTGACCTGGAAAGTATGCAAGCCATCTTCGGAGGTCCCGACGAAATCGCCAACGATGCGTACTACGCTATTCAAGGCTATTACGATAATGCAGGTACTGGAGCAGTAGCTATTATCGTCAATGTCGGAGCTTCTCCTACTGCTAATGATTGGATTGGTAGTGCTGCAGATTCAAGCGGACTAAGAGCTTTAGACGCACAAGACGACCTTCGTTTAGTGTGCATTCCAGGTTTGCCCCTGGCTACGGCTTTTTTGGTACACCCAGCACTTATTGACTATTCCGAAACTATTCGAGCAGAGTTTGGCTCTACTTTGTCTACTTGTTTTTCTTTGGCGACTATGCCAAAAGAAATTAGTAAGGCTAATCAGGATGTAACTGTACATACAACTAAATTTATTAGTGCTTCAGGTACAGGCCCTTATGTAATTAGCGTAGAAGATGTTGTGTCCGGTGGAGCAGCAGATCTGTCTGATGTTACTCCTGGAATGATCGTAACAAACGCTTCAGGTTCTTATGTTTCAGTAGTAACTGCTGTAAACGATGTAGCCGACACTATTACCGTACTTGTAAACCCTGCAGCTCTAACTGCTGGAGATGATGTACTTGTAAAAGTTCCTTCGGCTGTAAGGTACAAAGAGACCATTATTAACAATCCTTCTAGAACTATGGCTTGGTATTTTAACAATGTCGTAGTTACTGATAGAGCTTCTTCTGCACAGCCAGGAGATGTTTTGGCAGTAGACCCTGTAGGTCATGTAGCAGGTGTAATCGCAAGAATTGACTCTAATGTTGGAATTGGCGGAGTTTCTCACGCCCCGGCAGGAATTCAATTTGCAGGTTTGGCAGGAATCCTTGGTTTGAGCTTAGCTCTTTCTGAGCGAGTAGATGCAGAGCCCCTGCGATTAAACTTCATCAACCGTCTGACTTCTTTCCCAGGCGCAGGTAATGTCATTTTTGGCGCTTACACTGCTGACTCTGGTACTAGTCCTGCTCTTACTGCAGACGAACAACTTGTACAAGTTATGCGTTCTTTGCAGTTTATCAAAGCTTCTTTGGAGCCAGGACTTAGACTGTTTATTTGGGAAAACTTCTCACCCGTTACTCAGGAGCAAGTAGAGCGTTCAATTCTCTCTTTCCTAAGAAACAACTCTTATCTGTTCCCTGCAGGCTTGCCTGAGGCTCAACAGTTCCGAGTACTTCGAGTAGAAGCCACTCAAGACGACCTGGATCGAGGTTTGTTGAAAGTTCGAGTACAAGTTAAACCTAATAAGGCTGTACGCTTTATCGAAGTTGCTTTGGAATTCCCACTGCCAACTGCTTAATAAAGGAGATGTGATATGGCAAGAAGTGCAAATGCTGACGCACTGGAAAAATTTAGGTTCTTGGTAACTTGGACAAATAACGGAGAAGACGACGCTACTCCACTTATTCGCCTAGGTTTTCACGACGCCCAGCTCCCAAAAAGAGCTACCAATGTAATCACCTACCGAGAAGGGGTTGATCCAGATATCAGCCTTAAATCTCCAGGATTGAGTACATTTGAAGATGTAGTCTTGGGCCGTGGTTTGCTGGCTTACGCTCAAAGCGTAGCAGGCAGAGAGTTTTACGAGTGGATGAAGTCTGTTCATAACCCAACTTCTGGTTTGAAAAAGCGAGACGCTGCTGATTTGGCTCGTGCCTCTGATGCTGCTTCTAATAACTTCCGTAAGGATGTTACTATTAAGATGTTGGACCGTGAAGGGGTAACAGTTCGTCAATGGACTCTGTACCAAGCTTGGCCTACAAATTTTGTTCCTGGATCAGATCTTGACGCTGGTGAAGACGGCGAAAAATCTATCGAACAGCTAACTTTAGCTTACGAAGATTTTAAAGAAGAAGATCCTTCGGGCGCAGCAAGTTAATTTATTTTGGGGGGCTTCGGCCCCCTCATTTTCAGGAGTTATTATGGCGAGAAGTTCTAATTTTGACCCCGTAGATAAGTTTAGATTTAGAGTGACAGTTATTTCCCTTGACTTGAGTGTTGATGCTGCTGTAGCTACTATTGCTGGACTATCAGGCGGAGGTACTTTTTTTAAAGAAAAATTGGCTATAGTAAGTCGGGCAGGATTTAGTAAAATAGCGCCCATGCCCAAAGCTAATGTTAAGGTAATGACTTACCGAGAAAATATAGACAACCAGCGTTCAGCTAAAATCCCTGGTCTAGTTTCCTACGATGATGTCACTCTTAGTAGAGGAGTAGTCAAAGGAGATAGAGATCTGTACGATTGGTTTCGATTAGTTAACGAAGAAATAGCATTATTAAATGTAGCTAACGAGCTTACTAGAGATAGTAACTTTATACCCAGACAAAGTAGCACATTTAGAAAAGATGTAATTATAGAAGTACTAGACCGCCAAGGTGCGCCTATTAAAGCCTGGTACCTATTTAATGCTTGGCCTAATAGTTACACTCCAGGTAATAGCTTAGACGCAGAAGAAGAGGCTAAGTTAGTTGAAGAACTCACACTTACTTATGAGTTTTTCCTTGAAATTAAAGGCGGCCCTAACGGTTTGTTAGAGGAGCTGTCTAAAGGCCTAGCAATTTTAGGAGCTGGAGCTTTGCTAGATAATATCCCAGGTTTACCTGGAGGATTCTTAAGCTAAGGAATTTTAATGGCACGACCATCAGAAAAAGACCCACTTGATAAATTTAGGTTTACTGTAAAAGTAGAAGGTTTTCAAAGAGTAGGATTTACTCAATGTGATACACCCTCTATTTCTTACACCACTAAAAGTTACGCTGAGGGCGGCGCCCACCTTTTCCCTAAAAAAATAATTGACTCCGTAGACTACAAACCCGTAACACTAAGTAGAGGTGTGTCTACAGATTTAGATTTCAGTAATTGGGCTAAACAAGTAATGGAGTTAGTTAGAGGTAAATCTCAAGCACAAGATAATCCCTTAGACTACCGTAGAGATGTAGTCATTGAACATAGAAATAGAGCTGGACAAATAGTTAAAAAATATATTTTATATAGCGCAGTACCTATAGAATTCAAACCTGCTTCCGATTTTCAATCAGATGGAGACGATGTTCTGAGTATGGAGACTCTTACATTAGCTTACGAAGGTTTTGAAATTCAATCTATTAGCACTGATAGTAATCCTACAGATATCACCGATATCGTTAAGCGTACTATTAGAAGACTTTAAAACGAGGAGACGAGGAGATGCAATTCAAATTACCTAACGGTTTAGTGGACGGAGTTGACCACTTTAACCTTATTACTATTACTGAGCTTACTGGTAAACAGCAAGACTACTTAGTAGACAGAAAACTCATTATAAATAATATTGGACATATTGAAAAAATCTTGGAGGATATGATCGTTTCTTTGGAAAACGAGCAAGGCGTAAAGTGGCAAGGTTCTAATAAAGACCTTATTTGGAAACTGCCAGCTTCTGACCTAGTTACTATCTTAGTTAAAATTCGGGAAAATACTTTTGGCCCTAGATATTATTTTAACGCTAAATGTGAACATTGTGGGCATGAGCATAAAAATTTACGCTTAGATTTAGATACTCTTGAAGTTACTCCGTTAGATGTAAAGTTAATGCAGCAACTAGAGCGTAGAACTTTAGTCCTACCTAAAAGTGGTAAAACTGTAGTTTTAAAACCTCTATATTTAAAAGACTTATATGCGGCGTTAAAAATCGCAATTAACGAAGAGAGTAAACTTATTAGCTCCTCTATTGCGTTGGCAGTAGAAAGTATAGATGGAGATACTAAAATTGACGCTGAAAAAATTAGAGCCCTTCCGGTAATGGACTTAAAAGAATTACAGGAAAAATTAGACGCTACTAAGTTAGAAGGCGAAATAGACACGGATATAGAACATACTTGTACTAACTGCAAACAAGATTTCAAACAGCAGTTGAATGTGTATGATCCTGATTTTTTCTCCCTTTCCAGGGGATTCAAGGATACCAATACATAAGTCACGAAGACGACCTCCTGGATGATTACGCTTTCTTCGGACAAGCCTTTAGGTGGCCTCCTAGCGAGGTTAAAGACCTTAAATGGTCCTACCGTAAAAAAATTAGACAAGCATATGTAGACGCTACCGCTAATGTCAAAAAGTAAGGAATTAAAATGGCTACCAGACAAATTAAAGTAGTTATTACTATTAATGACGGACAAACTAAAAAATTAGACGAGTTTGAACGCAAAGTTCGTAGGTCCGGTAAGGCCGTAGAGCAAGTAAATGACAAACTA